TTGTACTCTGATTTCTTAACAGCAAACAATTCGTCGCGGTTCTTTTGCATAAACCTGACTAAATCCATTTTGTCCGTAAAAGACTTATCCGGGAATTGTTTTACTGTATATCTCATTTCTTTACAATCTTTGTGATTTTACTTTCTCTTTCTTTTTTGATCCGTTCCAATTGTTCTTTGGACAGGACTTTTGTTTTTGGCTTATCCATTGTATTTATCTTCTAAATTTTTATAAGCGTTCGTTGTATCTGCTCCGGCCTCTTTCATTTTTGCTAAGTTGTCTAATAAAACACCATCACTTTCAAGAGCTGTTTTCTTATCTTCCTGCAACGCTTCCACTTTGCTGAAGTTTGGCCTATGAACAACTCCATCAGGTAAGTAAAAAGCTTTATCCAATAATCTTGCTTCTTCCTCGCAAACAGCCTTAACCACATTCTGCCAAAGTCCTTTTTCAGCATCGTTCTTATTCGTAAACGTGCTACTGCCTTTTCTCGGTATCAATTCAGGATCTACCCCAAATATTCCGGCAATCGTAACAGCATTGCTTTCGGTTTCTTCAAACGGCTGCAATTCTGCGATCGTACCGAGTGTTTTAATGAACTGAAGCGGAATTGATGAAATACCGATAAAATTCTTATTGCCCGTAATACCGTTACGGTCTTGTAGGTCTTTCAATATTTCGTCACGCGTTGCAGGACTTACCGCTTCTTCAATACTACTGTTTGCGGCGCTTGGTGCTTTACTCAAAATACCGCCGTTACCGTTCTTTGCGTACACGTTGTAACGCGCTTGGTAAACGGCAAGGATGTTGTCAATATTCCTGCTAACCCTTGAAAGAGGAGAAATACCGCGTCCTTTTTCATCCAATCCTAAGACCGTGCTCTGTGTAATGTAGCGCGGATCGATGTAGTGCTGATACATAAAGAACGTTTTATAAAACTCGATAAGTTCGCTTTTGTCTTTCATCAAAAAAGGATTGCTTATTTCCTTTTTAAACACCGGAGCCGTTACGTCCGGCTGCAATACCCAAATATTACTGATATTGTCATACGTTGGATTAACAATGCTTTTAGGCGTTTTAGTGTACAAGTATGCATTTCCATCAGAATACTTTGAAAATACGCTTTTATAAACTAGATCGTTTAAGCTATCAAACGGATTTGGGCTTTTGTGTAATTTTAAAAGGTTTCCGGTCGGCGTGTAAAGCTCGCCTGTTTTCTCATAGACCAATTCATAATCAACACTAGCGGCGCGGTCTGCAATCGCATCAATAGGGATGAACGTTTCGGCTAAATGACAGGCTAAATAATACGGATTACTTTTCGCGTATGTCAGTAGGTTTTCATTATTCAAAGAACTTAAGTACTGATTAAAGTACTGAAACCACGCACTGTCATTGTCCTGCTCAGCATATCCTTTCGGACTTTGCTTTTTCTCTTTGCCACCTAATCCGTTCCACCACGCCATTAATTATAAAAGTAAAAAATCCCTGCACTCAATGAATGTAGGGATAAGTTAATATTTAGTTCTTTCGGCATAGTTTAGGGACGGTGCAACTTCACACCGGGTTAGGCAAATGTAATAATTTATTTTTAATTATCCGTATAATATTTTTTTGTACTTAATTTTTAATATTGAAGCTGCAGAACAAAGGCTATCGATTGCGTCTTTTTTGTTTTTGTTGGCGGTATCATCATCTTTTTGATATGAAGTTACGTGATTGATAAACAGCTTATATTCGGGGTCATTTTTATAGTTTTCATCGAATATAAAGTATTTTGCTACAAATTCGTAATGTGATAAGATACGTACTTCTTTGTTTATGGTTGACGTAAACGGTTTAACTTTTGAATGGTTCGATAAATCTCTTTTAAGTAATAAATAAGCCCCTACACCAACCCCATTGACCTCAAGAAACGATTCTTCAATGAACAACGTTCGCATTTTTTCTATTGCACGGTCATTAACAACTTCGATTCCGTCTCTACTATGTATTACATCTTTGACAAAGCAAGCTAGGTTGTTGTCAATTATAGCTACGTGAAACATTGGAAAACTGAAATGGTCGCCGCCTTTGTCTGCTGGGTCACCGCAAGCGAATTTAAATACTATGTTTTCTTCTGGGATATTTGATAGGTTTTCAAATCTTAATTTCGACAAAGGAAGAAGAACACCTTCAGGCTCTGTTATCCAGCCGCCGCCTACAATTTGATCGTATTTTTCAGGCTCATCTTCTTGCATTCTTTCGTAGTACTTTAGAATGTTTGGCGCAAGGTATTCTTTAGACACATCTTTGTACGTCGTATGAATGTACATAACATTATCCCTAACCAGATTGCTACCGCCCTCAACCCCTTTCTTTTCGAAGAAGTGTTCGTAAATCCAATGCATAGAAGTCGTAGGATTCAGTATCAAAATTGTAATGTTTCGCTTATCCTTACTCCTGATTGAAAGGAAAACCTTTTCGAACGTCTCAAAGTCCGGCGTTTCTTCCGCTTCGTCAATAACGAATAAGTTAAACCCAAACAATGATTTAAGATTGGCTGTTTGTTGCTTAGATCCCGTTTTTATCCCTTTGAAAGCTATTCGATTGCCGTTGTGCTCTATGTGGCTGGTTGTTGAGTTGACGTATTCTGATAGCTGTAATAGTTCGATCTTATCATCTACCTCAGGCTTAATAGAATCGATGATACTGACATTGGTAAACCTAGTGTAAAGAACATTCCAAGCGTGATAAACAAGTGCGGTTAAGGCAAGGCAGGCAATAACGAAAGACTTTGCAGAACCACGACCGCCTGTAAGAATAACCGTGTCAACCTCAGGGTACTTGCCGGTTAAAAGCTGGAATAATGGTTTGTATTTTTTAGAGAATTTAATCTGCATCGTCCTCGTCTGTAAAAACTATCTGAGGCGGTAGGTTGGAAATGTTTCCTTTATGGGTCACGTCTTGCGTATCTTTCCAATTGAAGTTCTTTAATACAAAAATATTACCTGTGCATTTGTCCCCCATTGACACAGCAATCTCGTGATACTGCTCTATTTTAGTCAAGGCTCTTTTTATCGGGTTGGAAAACTCAGGCTTTTTAGCATAGTCATAAAGCGTGGATTTATTCTCAAAACCAAGATGTAAAGTTAATCCGGTAACGGTTGGAGGCTCTGGAGAACGAACTGTAAACGTCCGAGTTTCAAATTTCCCAGGCTCGTACTCGAACTCATCCTCCTTGCTTTCGCCTTTGATGTATTCAAAAAAGGAATCGCACAAATCCACTACTTTCGAAATGTCTGCCTCATCGTTTCCATCATAAATCGGCGGCCTACCCCCTGCGTGTTTATCATCTGCCATAACCCCAAAAGTACAAAAATTATTTATCCCTGCAAGTTTACCACCCTAATAAATTCATCGCTTCCAATTACACGTAGGATCCAATTACTTAGGTCGTACTTTCAAAACTAACAATGTCCCTTCCTATCATAGATGAAGGCCGTCTGAAATTGATAATCCCAACGGTGTATCGATTATTTAAACCTACCATAACATCATTGATGTTTATTTCCCAGTCTGCCGGTACAGAAATTGTTGTCGTTGGATTTTTCTCTCTGCGCTTGGCGTTTGCCTCATAAGTCATTAAGTGAACAACTTTTTTAATTGTGTTTACATCGAATTCCATAATAAATATTTTTAAATAATAATGCCCTTCTAAATTCTGCGAGGGGTCTGACGTCCTGCATCCTTCAAAAGGGCTGTTCTTTTAAGTTTCTTAATTGTCAGACCGAAACTGTAATGCAAATGTAGTTAATTATTTTTAATGCGCAATATTATTTTAGGCGTTTCGTTGGATGGTATTTGGTTGGTTGATCCGGCGCGGGTCATATTTCAATACCCCCAGTCCTATCGAAGACACTCGAATCAAACCTCTTCTCAGTAAATTGAACAATTCCTTTTTGCTCTAGCCATTGGACGTGATTAGCGAGTAATTCGTCAATACAGTACCCAAAACAATCCGGATTATGGTAAATTACATAATCTTTTTGTGTTAATTCCGGCAGCTCTTTATCCAAATACTCCCTTGCGTTTTCTAAGTCTTTTTCTTGGTTTGTCATTGTGTTATGATTTTAGTAAATAATTCTTTAAACTGCTCTGTTGATTTTATTATATAATATTCGAATCCTTGATTCTCGACTATTATCTGCCAATTCTTCTGATCTATAGACTGGGTTCCAACTTCGTTTTTAAATTCTAAAAAATACGCTTTACCTTTCCAATATAGAACCATATCGCTTCGTCCTTTAATCAAACCTAGTCCCCTATTTTGATTCCCTTGTATTTTATTCGCTGAATTATTAAGGTTGTAACATAACAATCCCCTGGTTTCTGGATATGTATTCCAACTCCATTGAAATGATTCTGATTGTATTAATATTTCTGATTTCATAAGTGGGTAAGATAAAGTTAATTGGGTAAGTAAAAAAGTAAGTATTTTACTACCTTACCCTCTGTTAAGCCCAATGTTTTCAATAGGGTAGGGTAAGGTAATATAAAAGTATTATGTATTTTATACATTATACACATCGTTTTAAAATTTCATTTTCATTTTCACGATAACAAACCTAATTTATAAATGAGTTTTTACTTACCCATCTTACCCTAGAATGGTATATCATCCTGATTTTCATTGCTTTGAGCGTGTTCAGCAAATTTAGTTTTACTTACCCAATATTTGTAAACGCTAGATTTTTTAGACGGCTTTCCGAAAATATTACGTAATTCCATACCAAATTTTTTCATAGACAATATTTTCTGTCGCGTATTTCTTTCAATAAAATCTTTTATTTCCGTAGCGGTTAGATATTCTGTTTGGCTTCCACCTGAAGGCATTTCGAAAAACTTCATAATTAACTCGCGCTCGAATGGAGTGTTTTCGAAACTTTCTCCTACAATATTTAAAGAAAGCATTTCTTCTTTAGTTAGTTGCCAATCCTCGCCGGACTCAAAAGCCCTATAAGCCTCCATAAACAGCTCATCTTTATCGATGGAATTGTATAGTTCGTGATCAATTGTTATTACCTCAATTGGCAAAATACGTGTATTACCTGTAGGATCATTTATTATTTCAGGGTCATTTGACGTCCCACAAAGAACAGCTAATCGCTTAAAATCTTCGTTAGCACGCGCGTACGGAGCTCTTAAAGAAAAAACAGACTTTGACGTAAGTTCCTTGAAACGTTTCTCGTCCTGTTTGGATTTTCCTCCCATTTCATCGTCCATGACAATCAATTTTTGACACATTAAAATATCATCATCTTTTCCGGCATCAAGCTTTGATTCTGCGTAATATTTTTTTAACGGGTTAGGTAACAATCGTCTAAACCACTCCGTTTTTCCGCTGTTTTGACCGCCAACTAAAGAAAGAACCGATCTTACCGGGTTTCCGTCATAAGCCGCGATAAGTGAAATTATCCATTTTCTGACAAATATGTTTTTCATTTCAGTATTTGACCTCAAGGACTTGCAAAGCATATCTATATTTCCGACTGATTTTCGGTGTATGTTTTTTTCAATGTACTCAGTTATTGGGTTAAACTCCGGCGTTAAGTCACTAAAAATTATACTTTCTGTAAGATCTTTAGTGACATCTTTAGTGTTAAAAAACATTCTAGCACGAAGATAAATCGTGTTTA